AAGCACAGCTAAACCATTTCAAAATGTTTCCAGTAGTGGGAGCAACAGTAAATCAGCTATTATACCAGTTAGATCACAATCACAAAAAGGAAGTTCTTTTAAAATACATAAAGTAAGAGGTACAGGCTCAAACTCTTTAAGAGGAATGGGATCAGGGAGACAAATAGGTTCTTCAGGTTCTGCTGAATCTTGGAGAGCAGATATGGAAAAATTGACCACAATGCCTACTCAAATACAAATAGAAAGAATGTTATATAAAAAAAGAAAAGCTCTTGGTGGTATGTTAAAGTTGAAAAGAGGCGGAGATAACATGCCTGCAAGAAACAAAAAGAATTTTAGACCTACTGAAAAAGGTGCTGGAATGACAAGAGCCGGTGTTGCTGCTTACAGAAGAGCAAACCCTGGATCTAAATTAAAAACTGCAGTTACGGGTAAAGTTAAACCTGGGTCAAAAGCTGCCAATAGAAGAAAAAGTTATTGCGCAAGATCTCTTGGTCAGTTAAAAAGAGCAAGTGCAAAAACTAGAAATGATCCTAACTCAAGAATTAGACAAGCAAGAAGACGTTGGAAGTGTTAGATAATGGCATACTTGAATGCTGACATACCACCTATATACTGCAAGATAAGAAAGGAGTATTTATATGATCTTAAAAAACATCAAGGAGAAAGTGTTGACTGCTGTATCTTTAGTGTGGTCTCTATTACAGATAGGGCTCTCTTATTTAACATTATGTTACCAAATGGTGCATGCTTTTGGCGTTTGCCTATATCAGCGTTTTTTCAAGAAAAGTTCGATAGAACCGAAGTGCCCGATATGCCTATCGACCAACTTCAGTTGTGGAATTGTTTTAGTTATTATCCTAGTGTTCATTGTTTTAGTTTTCTAAGAGGTAAACGTGGCAAATACTATGGAAAAGATAAAAAAAATTATCCGTTCGAATATTTATTTACAATTGACTGGGGTCATCCAGAGGGAAACATTTTGGATACGGAACATTCTGAAATACCCGCTGAACATAAGTGTGCGCATATATTGGCTCTTGATGACGGCAATTATGCAGCTCAGCCTAATAACCGTATTTTGTGGGATGCTCCTAACTACACTGTTGGTGACGGTGTTCCAGACTACTCGGTACAAACTACGAAATGGAATGTTGAAAATAAAGACTGGCTCACAGAAGATAGTGACAAAATGTTTTACGATATTGAAGAAAAAGTAAAAGCAGAGGATGATAGCTACGAATGATAGATAAGATTATATACAGTTTTTTTGGCCTACTAGACAACCTAACCGAATGGATAGATAATATTTTATTCAGTAAAAAAAATAAAAAAAGAAAAAAATAATTATGGAGTGTCAAAGGATGAATTATTACTTTACAGGTATCCTAATATTAGGATTTTTATTCTTAGCTCTTTGTGGAGGTCCAGGTGTCCAATAAACCACTCAACATATCGGAATCCGCTGCCGTGCAGATGCCGATGAAGACGGTTGCTAGCCTCATAATTCTCGTAGCAATGGGCGTGTTCGCATACACGGAGCTGACCTCGAGGTTAGTTTCGTTAGAGACATCAAGAGAATTATTTGAAAATGATTTGTTAAAAAAATCTGAACAAGTACCTGTGGACCAAGAACAACATTTTTTACTCGAGGATTTGTACAAGTCTGTTGAGCAGATAGAAACAAGAATTGAAGACATGATGCATAACAAAGTTAATATATCTTTTATACAAAAACAAACTGAAAAACTTTTAGAAGATGTAGAAGAGTTAAAAGATAAAGTTAGACAAAACGGAGGTCATTAATGGAGTTGATTGTAGCTTTACTTATGATTGTTAACGGAGAGATCAAGGAACACAGAATACAACCTGCAATGAGTGATTGCCTAAAAGGAAAAAGGGTTGCAATGAGAACCAATAAAAATAATAATGTCGTTTATCAGTGCATAAAGTCTATGGCTGAGTTAGAGTCAAATATAGATGGATCAAAGTCAATAAAAAAGCTAATATTGGATTAATGAATAATTCGCAAATACCAGCAGATGTTTATCCTCTGTTTTCAAAACCTTTATACATAAGTCAATTTAATTATGATTTAGAGGACGTTAAATCTAAAATTAATAATTATAGTTGGACAAAAGCAACCTCTAATCAAGGTAATGCAGTAATAGAAGATAACTTTTCAAAAGTAACAGAAGATTTTTTTGTTTTAAATAATACAGAATTTACAGATTTAAAAAAAGAAATAGAAAAACATTTAAGAAATTATGTAAATGAAATTTTAAAGTGGGATCAAAAGTTTAAATTGACAACATCTTGGTTTACAAAATCATCAAAAAACCAAAGCACTGTTTTTCACAACCATAATAATTGCATGTATAGTGGTGTTCTATACGTTGTAGTACCTAAGGAAAAAGCCTCTATTACATTTGCAAACATGGAAAATATAAGGTTTCTACTTTCTTCTACACAAGAAAATATATACAATTCAAATAGTTTTACATTGGATTTAAGTGCAAACACAATAATATTTTTTCCATCAGAAGTTTATCATAAAATAAATATGAATAAGGGTGACACAGAAAGAATAAGTTTAGCTTTTAATTTTATTCCAACTGGTGAACTCGGTAAAAAAAATTCAGACAGCTACTGTGAGGTAATATAAATGAATCTTTCTCGTAATTTTACACTTCAAGAATTAATTAAATCTGACACTGCAATCAGGTTAGATATTAATAACAATCCCAACTCAGGACAAATAGAAAAATTAAAAGGACTTTGTGAAAATATTTTACAGCCAGTACGTGATCATTTCGGCAGGGTAAAGGTGACTAGCGGGTTCCGTTCAGAACAGCTGTGCTTAAAGATTGGTAGCTCGATTAACAGCCAACATGCAAAAGCTGAGGCCGCAGATTTCGAATGTATGGGAACTGATAACGCTGAATTGGCTGACTGGATTTACATGAACTTAAATTTCGATCAATTGATCCTCGAGTTCTACACTCCTGGCGAACCCAACTCGGGATGGATACACTGTAGTTACACATCTGATCAACCTAGAAAACAATTTTTGTGGGCTTACAAAGCAGAAGGCAAAACTAAATACAAACCGGTGATTGGAAAAGCTCAAGATTTAGTTTAATGAAAAAAATAATTGTTTTAGGGGGAGGCGCTGCTGGTTGGTTAACAGCATTATATTTAAATAAAGTTTTTAAAGACACTGAAGTAAAATTAATTGAAAGTGAAAAAATAGGTATACTTGGTGCAGGAGAAGGATCAACTCCTCAATTAGTTAATTTTTTAAATTATCTTGAAATTGATATTAACGATTTACTTAAACAAACAAAAGGAACTATAAAAAATGGTATTAATTTTGAAAACTGGAACGGAGATAATAAAAAATATTTTCACGGTTTTGCAACTAAAAATCATTTAAATAACTTTAAAATAAAAAATTTATTTAGTGAAGAATGTTTTACTAAATATTTAAACAATTGTGTAAGTAAAAATTACGAACTTGATTTTTTTGATTACGGTAGTTTATTGACAAGACAAAACAAAGTTGACTTAGTTAACCAATCTTTTTCTATTCATTTTGATGCTCATAAAATAGCAAACTATTTAAAAAAGGTAGCTGTTTCTAGAGGTGTTAAACATGTTGTTGGTGAAGTTGAATTAATAGAACAAAACAATTTAGGAAATGTAGATAAAATAAATTTAAATAATAAAAGCAAACATTATTGTGATTTTATTTTTGATTGTTCTGGTTTCAGAAGATTAATAATAGGTAATTTATTTAAAACACCATGGAAAAATTATCAAAAACATTTACCTATGAAAAAGGCAGTACCTTTTTTTCTTGAACAAGATGAAGAGATCAAACCATGTACTCACGCAGTTGCTATGAAATATGGTTGGATTTGGAAAATACCACTTCAACACAGGTTTGGTTCTGGGTATATTTATGATTCTGATTTTATAAATGAAGATCAAGCATTAGAAGAAGCTGAGAAAAAAATAGGAATTAAACTTGATTCTCCAAGAGTTATTTCTTTTGATGCAGGATGTTTTAAAAGTTTTTGGGTTAATAATTGTATAGCAGTAGGTCTTTCAGCAGGATTTACAGAACCACTAGAAGCAACCTCTTTATTTTTAGCAGTTCAACAACTAACACTTCTTTCTCATTTTAAAGAGTATTTATTTGATGCAGATATGAAAAAGAAAAAAAATTATAATGAAATAATATCGAACTCAAACGATGATGTATTGGATTTTCTTTATCTGCATTATTTGACACAAAGAAAAGATTCAGATTTTTGGGTTAATTTTACTAATAATACTACTATGCCAGAAACTTTAAAAGAGAAGATCGATGATCTAAAAAGTAACAATTTTCTCGAAACAAATTTTAATTTTAAAAAAACCTCAGCTTATTTTGATTTAAAAAGTTATTTAATTATTGCACATGGCCAACATCTTATTGACACTAGTTTAATAAAAGAATTTGATGGATTAAGTCCCACTATTGATGAATATAAAAATCAACTAGCATTTAACGTTAATAATTCACCTAGCCACAATCAATTTTTAAATTTAATAAATAATAGGTAATATTGAAAAGTGAAGTAAAATATGTATTATATAGTATATGCCAATAAGTAGAGGACAAATAACTGCACAGATAGATGGTAAGCTGAGAGGTGCCAGAGGTGAAAAAAAGAAAAAACGACAAGCTAAAAAGAAACTTTATAGCAAAAAACCTAAGGTCTTCAAAGTTTAGTCAAAAAGTGATACAATCCAAGAAATTGTACAACCGTAAAAAGGATATTAATGGCGACTTCAGGGACAACAGCATTTGACCTATCTATAGAGGAAATTATACAAGAAGCTTACGAAAGATGTGGGATGACTACAACAAGTGGTCACAGTCTTAGATCAGCAAGAACTAGTCTTAATTTACTCTTTGCAGAATGGGCAAACAGAGGAATTCACCTTTGGAAAGTAGCCCTACATGAAAACACATTAGTTTCTGGACAAGCTGAGTACGCTGTAGATTCAGCGGTAAGCGATGTTCTTGAGGCTTTTGTATCTACTACTGCAGCAGGTGCTAATACAGCAAGCACACAAGATGTATCTTTAACAAAAATAGATAGATCAGCTTATGCTGCTTTACCAAACAAATTAGCTTTGGGACAACCGTCACAGTATTATGTAGATAGACAAGAAATTCCTAAAATATATTTATACCAAGCACCTAACTTAAATACGTACACTGTTTTGAAATATTATGTAATAAAAAGAATACAAGATGCAGGAGCTTATACAAACGATGCTGATGTGGTATTTAGATTTTTACCTTGCATGGTTGCAGGTCTTGCTTATTATTTAGCAATGAAAAATGCACCAACACTTGTACAACAAAATAAATTAATTTATGAAGATCAACTTAAAAGAGCATTGGATGAAGATGGCCAAAGAGCTTCAACATATATTACACCTCAATCTTTTTACCCTAATGGAATATAATTATGGCTAAATGGGCAACAGGTAAACGATCACAAGCAATATCAGATAGATCTGGTATGGCATTTCCATATCAAGAAATGGTAAAAGAATGGAATGGTTCCTTAGTTCATTATTCTGAATTTGAACCTAAACATCCACAAATAAGACGTAGACATTTTACTGCTGATGCAATTGCATTACAAAATACAAGACCAATGAGGTTTCAACAACCT